CTACATCCTTTTGGAAGACAAGAAGGGAACGGAGAAGTCCATATATGGGACATCTCTCACGAAACGCGAATTTGCCAGTGGATACGACAGGAATAATTTCGTAAAAGATAGTAATATTAAGCGGATTTATGAGAATTTGCCACCATATCAGCAATTCCTGATTGATAATTATTGGTCTGTTTGTGAGGATGATAATTTCTCCCAACATCCTTTGAAGGTGGCTTATTTTGATTTGGAATGCCCGAATTCCTCACATTTTCCCGAACCGGAATTAGCTGAATCGATAATCAATCTGATCACGATCTATAATTCCGAATCCAAGATGTATCATGTATTTGGATTGAAGAATTTTCACACCACGAGAGATGATGTGAAATATTATTGGTGCAAATCCGAAGAGGAGTTGCTTAAATCATTCATCAAATTATTTCAAAAGGAAGGTTTCGATGTTTTAAGTGGTTGGAACATAGCAGCATTCGACGTTCCATATCTTGTAAATCGAATCACCTTTCAATTGGGGAAGGAATGGGCTGATAAGCTGTCCCCAACAGGTAGAATTTATGAAAAGACCAATCCAAACGGTAAATTTGGAATGCCATCCAAGGAATATGTGGTCGAAGGATTGTCAATCCTTGATTATTATGTGATTTATCAGAAGTTCAATCTGGAGAAACAGGAATCGTATAAGCTGGATAACATCGGGGAAGTTGAATTGGGGATTAATAAGGTAGCTCACGAAGGCAATCTCTGGGAACTCGCAAAGAATGATTGGAATACCTACACTGATTACAATATACGCGATGTGGAAATCGTTGTGGGGTTAGATCAAAAAAAGGGATATATCAATCTCATCCGATTCCTTGCATACACCGGATTATGTGATCTGGAAAGCGCAATCAGAACACTTCCAGCAATGAACGGAGCAATTGCCATACGCGCCCGTATGCGGGGGGAATACATTCCCACGTTCATTCGTCCCGTGACGGATTTCCGCGCTCCCGGTGGCTATGTGGCAGAACCAAAAATTGGGTTTGCGGAGAACATCGTATCCTTTGATGCCAATTCCCTGTATCCATCGGTGATGATTTCCTTGAATCTCTCTCCTGAAACGAAGATTGGGAGGGTGGAGAAGGATGGGGATAAGGTAAAAATCCATCATGTTTCTGGTAGGTTATTTGAGATGACACCTGAGAACTTCAAGAAATTCATTGATGAGGAACAAGCGGCTTTAACCAAGGCTGGATTTCTATTTTCCCAAAAGAAACGCGGACTGGTTCCTGAATTCTTAGATAATCTTTACACTAAACGTAAAGAGATGAAAAACAAGATGATGGAATGCCGTAAGAACGGGGATAAAGAAGGGGAGCAGAAATTCGATAGCATCCAATACGCTTACAAAATCCATCTCAATTCCCTGTATGGTTATATGCTCAACAAATATGCTCCCCTTGGAGATGAGGATATTGGAACATCGGTTACATTGACTGGACAAGCGGTAATCAAGAAGAGCAATGATCTGTTTCAGGATTATGTAAGAGAAAATCTACCGGATTTGTCAGAATCCTTATTACAACAAAGTTGTGTTTACGGTGATACGGACAGTATATTTTTATCTTTAAAACAATTTGGGCTAGAAACCGCATCCGATGAATTTTATAAGCTGTGTGATGATATTGAGGATTATATTAATATAAATATAACAGAATGGGCAAGAAAAGCCCTGAGAAGCACTGATCCACGTTTTGTGTTCAAGCGGGAAACCATTTGTGATAGCGGAATCTTCATCGGTAAGAAATATTATGTCCTTCATGTTTTGGATGATGAGGGAACCAAGGTGGACAAGTTCAAGTATCGGGGAGTTGATGTTGTGAAAACAACGATGCCCAAGAAGGTTAAGCCTTATGTTAAGAAAGTTATTGAACATATGATAACGTCTCAATCTTTGAAGGAAACCAATGATATGTTCAACGAGGCTTATGAGGAATTCAAGAATCTATCCATTGCGGAGATTTCCAAGATTTCCAGTATGAACAATTTTGCAGAATATTCCTCAAGGTGTAATGGTATGAACACTGTGAAAGGTATGCCATCCCATCTGAAAGCCGCTTATTTTCACGACATGATCATGGAACAGAACGGATGGGGTTCCAAATATGAGAAATTCAAGTCGGGAGACAAGGTTCGCATGGTATATGTTAAGAAACCCAACAAATACAATCTGGATATGATCGGATTCAAGGGGGACTGGCCAGAAGAATTTGATAACATCTTCACAGTTGACTTTGAAAAGATGTTTAGTAAAGTGTTTTATGCAGCGATTGAGAGATTTTATAGGGCAGTGGGTTGGAAATTGAGAAAACCCAGCGAAAACTTAACCGTAGAATTGGATGACTTGTTTGGAGAATAAATTATGAAAAAATACGATATTATAGAAGATAGAGAAGAACTTGAAAAAAATATAAGATGGCAATCTGAGAGGACTGCTCACTGTGTAAAACGAATTGATGAATTTCTAGAGGAATGGCAAACAGAATTTGGTAGAAAGCCCGTATTACAATCATGTATTGCTGGTATTGAATTTTTTGAATATCTATCGAAATCAGGATTTTCTAAAATTGTCGATGGGAATGAGATATGGTTGACATTATATGGGGTAGTCATTGAAGTGTATCGGGATTGGTCTGTCCACCCTCTTTATATTGAACTTAATTTGCAGTGATATTACAGTTAAATCCCACCATACCGATAGTTACCCCGAAAGGAAAGGGTTACGCGCATTTGATTATAGATTATTCCCAAGAACATGATCTATATTGGGTTTGTTTTATAAATGACACCAAAGAATGCTGGACATGTTCAAATTCTGAGATAAGAATAGATAACAACATAACATTACAAAGAATATGACACCCCAAGACGCTTATTTGAAAGGATTGACGGACGCAGAAAACCGAATCATTGACAACCTGATCAACCTTCTGAACGATCCCAATCATGACGTTCCTTTTCCCAATCCCAAGTTGGAGATCGTAAGACACATTATTAAAGATCGTTGTGATTATTATCATGATTTAGCCAAGCGTAATAATAACATGGGTAAGTCTTTTAAGAAAAAATTGAAAGAACAGAAAGAATACCTTGAAAAAACCAGATAATGAGGTAAGTTAATACATGACAGCAACATACAAAACAATTATGGATAAAGAAAAACACGTAGTAATCATCGACCAAATTGGACGCAACATCATCGGCAATTTGGTGAGAGAAACCGATACCACCCTGACACTCCACAATCCAGTTATTGTGTTTGTCCAGCCCGAACAAAGTGGACAGATTCAAGTTCAGAGCTTCCCTGTATTCTTCTTCGAATTTATCAACAAGGAATTCCGTGGACAAAACAATTGGACTTATCAAAAGGCTAATATCACTACAAGTGATGTCGTTCTGGATGAGAGGATTCTTGCCCAATACGAAAAGATCAACACCCCTCCGCTGGAACCGCAAGTTATTTCAAGTGCATCTCCCAAGGTTGTAAGCATTAACTCTCTGTAATGTCTCCCGAATCGTTCACATATTGGCTACAAGGCTATTTTGAAATCTCCGATAGCAATAATCTGAGTCCCCAACAGGTTCAGATCATTCGGGATCATTTGGCTCTGGTGTTTGAAAAGGTTACTCCTGATAGATCGGGACATGAATTGTTGGACACCGAATTTACGGGAGTAACATCCAAGCCATTAGGTGGGATTGATTGAACAAAGATCAGAACACCCAAAGAAGAAACAAGATACTGTTAAATTATGAGCAAAGATATTGATAAAGAATTATTCGCTTCTTTGAAAGCGTTGGATGATGTGGTGCCGTATTCGGCATTCCTAAGTGAATCCACCCTATCATCGGTTGATGATTGGATTGACACGGGAAGTATGGTGCTAAATGCCCTGATTTCCGGTTCGTTGTATGGTGGTATTCCAAATGGAAGAATTACACAATTTGCAGGACCATCAGGTGCCTTCAAAACTGGCGTTGTTCTAAACATCATGGCAAATGCCCAAAAGAAA